AAACTATAGCAATGCCAGCAATAATCTCTGATCAGTTTCGAATATTGAATGCTGAAACTTTTGTACAAAGTTTTACAGGTATTGGGACAACTGCTAATTATTACACATTCTTAGGACATCCCAATCCTGCTAACGTTACTATTCCAAATTATGGTAATGCTGATTGGCCACAAGAACCAAAAGATTCCTTTGAACAGGAGTATGGTTATCATGATAGTATGATGTTTATGAAGAGGATTACTTCGGAAGACATTGCTAGAGTAGTTCCAAGGTATGATTGGCAGTCTGGATCTACCTATGATATGTACAAGCATAATTATGATAGTGTTAATACTGCTCCTCAATTATCGTCTAGTACTCTATATGAAGCAAAATATGTTGTCATTAATTCTGAATATAAGGTATATCTTTGTATAAACAATGGTCAAGATCCAGAAAACCCTCGTGGAAAGAAATCTGTAGTTGAACCAAATTTTGTTTCTACTATTCCTCAAGCTGCTTCCGTAACAGCACAAGATGGGTATGTATGGAAATATCTCTATACTATTTCTCCTGCTGATGTTATAAAGTTTGCTACTGAAAAATATATACCATTACCAAAGAAATGGGGCGATGCCAATACAGAAACAGTAAAAAATGCTTCTCAAACTGGAAAAATTGAGACTGTAGCTATTACAAATAGGGGAATTAATTATACTTTAAAGGAAGGATCAACAGTTAGACTTCCGATTCTTGGTGATGGTACTGGAGGTGAAGTTACTATTACTATTGCTAATAATGAGGTATCTACTGCCACTGTAACTGCTGGTGGAAAGAATTATACTAGAGCATTTGTAAGAATGGTTACTGGTGCTGTTGGATTGAACGTAGATGCAACTGGTAATGCTATTACAGTTGATTCAGGGTTAAATGCAACATTTGAAGTTCCAATTCCACCAAAAGGTGGTCATGGATATGACATTTATAGGGAATTGGGTGGTCATAGAGTAATGGTTTACTCTAAGTATGATACTAATGCTGATTATATTATTGGCAATGATTTTTCTAGAATAGGAATCGTAAAGAACCCAACTGTATTTGCTAGTAAAACTGAAGTATTGGATGTGTCAACTGCAACTAGTCTTAGTGCTTTGAAAATGGCAAATCCAGAAATTGGTGATTATCCAAACAATGAAATAATAACACAAACTGTTGGTGTTGGTTCTACTGCAGTTGGTTATGTTGCTTCATACAGTAGTGATACTGGTGTTTTGAGATATTACCAACCATCAGGTCTTTCTGAACTTAGTGGTTATGGATATAAAGTCTTAGATTTTACTAATTCCACACAAGCTGGTATTGGAACAGTTATCAACGTAGGAGTGGGTACTGCTTTGAGTATAGATAATACATTCGATGGCTCAAGTCAAACTATTAATAATAAAGTTATTCAGTTTGGTCAAACTTTTGATAATGGAAAGGCAAATCCTGATGTTGAACCATATTCTGGTGAAATTATCTATGTTGACAATAGAGCACCTATAACTAGGTCTAAATCACAAAAAGAAGAGCTAAAAATCGTAGTAGAGTTCTAACAAATGACACAAAATACCAATTTAAACGTATCGCCATATTTTGACGATTTCGATGATAGTAAAAATTATAATAAGGTGTTGTTTAAGCCTGGATTTCCTATCCAAGCAAGGGAACTTACTACGCTGCAATCAATACTTCATAATCAGATAGAGAAGTTTGGTCAATATTTCTTTAAAGAAGGTTCTGTAGTTATTCCTGGTGGTATAAGTTATGATACTAACTACACTTCAGTAAGATTAGAATCATCATTTTTAAATGTAACTGTCAATTCATATACTGATGTATTAGCAACAAAAAATATTAAGATTAAAGGAGAAACTTCTGGAGTTACTGCTACAGTTGTTAATAGACTTACTGAAGTAGAATCTACTGATAAATTTGACACATTATATGTTAAGTATAATTCTTCAGGTACTGATAATAGTACTAGAGAGTTTTTAGATGGAGAAAATTTAATAACACTTAGTGATATTGATTATAGTAATACTAAAATTGAGGCAAATGCTACTTTTGCTAAGTGTATTGATAGTGGTGCAACAAAAACTGGATCTTCTGCTTCAATTAGTGAAGGAATATATTTTATTAGAGGATACTTTATAAAAGTTCCAACAGAAACATTAATATTAGATCAATATAGTAATTCACCTTCATATAAGGTCGGATTTAGCATTTCAGAAAAAATAATTACTGCTACTACATCAAATAAGGATTTATATGATAATGCTCAAGGATTCTCAAATGAAGCTGCTCCTGGTGCAGATAGATTCGCTATTGAATTAAAATTAGGCAAGAAACTTCTAACGGATGCCGATGATAAGAATTTTGTTGAATTACTTAGAATTCAAAAAGGTGAAATATTCAAATTTGAAAAAGGTGATGATCCACAATTTGCATTTGTTGAAGATGCATTAGCAAAAAGAACATATGACGAATCTGGTGACTATTATGTAAAACCATTTTCTATTGATATTAGAGAAAGTCTTAATGATAGATTAGGAAATAGGGGATTATTCTTTGAAAACGAATTAACTCAGAGTGGGAACACTCCAACTGATGATTTCTTCTGCTTAAGTATTTCTCCAGGTAGAGCATATGTTAAAGGGTACAGAATAGATAATCCATATACTACTTCTATAGATGTTCCTAAAACAAGAAGTATACAGTCAAAGGAGAATGCCACACTTCCAATTCAAATTGGAAATGTAGTAGAAATTAATAATACTTTTGGAGCTCCAATTACTGGATATGGAACTACTCAAAGTACTGTCAATTTATTGAATAAAAGATTAGCAGATACTAAATATCCAGAATCTGGAACAGAAGTTATAGGTAAAGCAAGAGTATATGATTGGAATCAAAATAGTTCAGGTATATCAACAACTTATGAAGTTAGATTATTTGATATCACTACTTTTAGTAAGGTATCTCTTAGTCTTGAAGCAACTGTACAGGAAAATGACCATGTTAAAGGAAAGTATAGTGGTGCTTCTGGATTTGTAAATTTTGCACCAGGAACTGAGAGTATTGCTGGAATCGGTACTACAACTACATCATTAACACTACAAGACGTAAAAGGTAGTTTCCAGATTAATGAACCAATCATACTTAATGGTAAAGAAGTTGGTAGAAATGTTGGTGTTGTTACCGACTACACATTTGATGATATTAAAGCAATTCACAGAAATAGTCAAGGATTAGGGCATATTGGTCAAGTTGGAGTTAATACATTCGCTGCTGACTTATCTCTAACTAGAAGACAAGCATTTGATCCTGGAATTGAATTCAATATTACCACAGTAGAGATTGGTACTAAGTATGGGGAATCCCAAGTAACTGCTTCTAGTATAAGCGATTTTAGAAAATATGTTAGGGTTGGAGATTTGATATCATATGGTAGTCCTACGAGGGATTATCAAGATACAAATGTAAACCAAATAACTGCTATAGGTGTTGGTGGAACTAGTCTTACTGTAACAGGTATTTCAACGGTTGCTGGAATTTGTACTGGTGCAATCCGTCCTAGCACTCCTACTGGAGTAGAGGTTCTTGTTCCTACTTTAATACAAGCAAGTAATCCTGGATTTAGAGTAGATTTCCCTGAAGACTTTATTTCTTCCGTAAATCTTTTAGATTCTTCTTACATAATTAAGAAACAATTCACTACTACTTCAAGTACTGCATCCAAAATTACTATTGGTGCAGCTGATATTGGTGATGATAATCTATATTTCGAACCATTTAGTGTAGATAACTATATTTTATCTAAGACTACTGGAGATAAAATTGATTTAAATAATAGTCAAGTTACTATTGCAGCTGGAAACAAGCAAATAGAAATTACAGGATTGGAAAATCAGGAACAGTATGTACTGACTGCTACTCTTAAGAGAACTAAGTTATCATCTAAGGAGAAAACTATTACTAGATGTAGATCTTTAATTGTTGATAAATCATCAGAAACTGGTGCTGGTATTGGAACAACTACATTTGATGATGGTCTTACTTATGATCGTACATATGGATTAAGAGTTCAGGATGAAGAAATTTCATTAAATTACCCTGATATTCATAGAATTTTGGGAATATTCGAATCTAATGATAATAATGCAGCACAACTCCCATCAATAACAGTTAATAATGCTTCTGATGTATTCAATAGCAATAATGTTGTTATAGGTGAACAATTTATAGGAAATAAGTCTGGTGCTCTTGCTAGAGTAGTTGTAGTTTCTAATGCTACTAAATTAGAATTTGTATATGAAAATAATAATGAATTTGAAATTGGCGAAACAATTACTTTAAAAACTTCTGGAATTGTTGCCGATATTAATATACTTCAAAAAGGAGATAGAAATATTGCAAAGAATTATGAGTTAGATCAAGGTCATAGAAAGGAATATGTTGATATTGGTAGAATTATTAGAAGGAAAAAAATTGATGCACCTACAAGACAACTTAAGATAATTTTTGATCATTATACTAATGTAGAAGTTGCTGGAACTATAGAGACAGTTTCTAGTTACACTGATTTAGATTATCGTACAGAAATCCCATTTGTTGTAGATGCAAGAGCATCAGACTTTATGGATCTTAGACCTAGAGTTTCTCCATATTCTGGTTCTGGATCACCATTTACGTTTAATAAAAGAGATTTTACAGCATCTGGAAATGAAAATTTAGCTACAAATCAGACTGTTATTGCTGATTATAGTTTCTATCTTGGAAGAAAAGATAGATTATATCTAACAAAAGATGGTACATTTGAACTAAAACAAGGAGAACCTTCATTACAACCTAGACTACCTCTTCCTAGTGATGATGGAATGGAAATAGCTAGATTTTCATTGAAACCATATATGCTCAAACCAAATAAGAGCATGATTACAGAAATAATACCTCACAGAAGGTATACGATGAAAGATATTGGTAGTCTTGAAAATAGAATTAAAAATCTTGAGGAATATACTACACTTTCTCTTCTTGAGACTGATACCAAGAATTTATCAATCAAAGATCCTAATACTGGATTGGATAAATTTAAGTCTGGTTTCTATGTAGATAATTTTAGAAATCATAATTCTCATGATTTTACTGGTGAGTCTAAATTTGATATTGATATTGCTAGAGCAGAATGTAGACCAAGATCCACAGAAAGAAATGTTTCACTAGTATTTGAAACTGAAGCTTCAACTTTAGATCCAATAAACACTGATTATAGGTGGACTAATTTTAACTTAGAATCCAATATAACAAAGAAAGGAACAGGATTAACTCTTGCATATACAGAAGAAGAGTTTTTGAATCAACCATTAGCATCAAGAGTTGAAAATTTAAACCCATTTGTTATAGCCAGATATACTGGTTCAATAGAATTAACACCTTCTACTGATTACTGGATAGATGAATTCTTGTCAGATACACCAGAAGTGATAAGTTTAGGTGATGATATTTTCCAAGCATTTGCTACTGTGTTGGGTGTTGATGATAGAGAAAATGGTGGTATGGCA